AAGAAAAAGAAATAAATAGATCTGCTATAAAATTACACAGTATAATATATATTAATTATAATTATCTTCAGCCTCGCAATGAAAGAACAGAGGAGGAAAAAGAAAGAGTAAGAAGTTCTAGTTATAGATTTTTATAACTTTAAATCCCACCTAAAATAAAAAAAATATTTCACTAACCGTTTTACTAACCATCTAAAAAATAAGCATTGATATTGCTGGGTTAAATTGGTCGGGGCGGCAGGATTTGAAACTGTAGACCAAACCTCCCAGAAGTATTGATATACCTTATTAAAACCAGAAATTGAATAAAAAAAGTTGACAGAAATCCCATTAAATAAGTGTTTGTTTTATTAAGACTAGACAGGCTGTCTTATCTCTTACTTACCGTTTACTAACCGTTTACTAACCGTTTTCGTAAGTTCTATCTTCAGCTCTTTTAGCGTCATCCTCAGATAAGCATTTATAATGAGCTTTAGTCTTATCTGCAAAGGCTACAAAGCTCTCAGTATTTTCCATCTCCTTTTTGCAATACCTACATGGTCCAATATTCATTACATATTGAACTGGTTTTACCCATGTCTTTTTTTTTTGTTTTTGCATTTACATCTAGGAGTTTGCCAGGCAAAGAGCCATTCGGTTACTTTATCTATACCGCCAAAAAATTTTAATAAAATTCTATCTATCATCACACTTCTTCTTTCCCCATTTAAAAGTTTGAGTAACAGATCTTTTCTCTTGAAACTTATCGTTTTTACTATCTGTTTCTGTAACTCCTACTTCTACTTTGGTTTGATCTGGACAAACAGAATTACAACCAGTTATGAAAAGAAAGAGAATAAATACATACTTAATCATTCTTCTTTTTCTTTTTCTTATTCTTTTTCTTAAATGATTTAACAGTATTTTTAACTTGTTTAATTTGTTTAGATAAAACAACTTGACCCTGTTGAAGTTTAAATACTTGTTCTTTCATATTCCAGGTTTCTTTAAGGTTCCAACCAACCAAAGCTATTAAAGCAGCTAAAGCTAAACCAACTATTTTATCTTTAAGATCCATTATTATTTCATTATTAATTTAGTTATTTTTTTTTCCCCCATATAAATCTCTATCTCTGCTTTAGATTTAATACACTTATAAACAACTCTATCAGTAGGTGTTTTATCCCTCATGGCAATTCTTTTTGCTTTAAGACATTTGCTTAATGAAGGTTGAATACGATGCTCTTTAATTTCATGATCCATTATTAGTAGTAAAGCAAATACTGTTTCTATCATTAGTTATACGAATACCCCGTTGTTGGAGTATCTCCTTTCTCTAAAATTTTAAATAAATCTTTATGTTGTTGCATAATCTCTTCGTCTTTATCCATCATAGTAGCCATCTTATCCTGGAGCTTTTCTACTTGTCTTTCTAATTTATCAACCTTATCTACTTGAACCGCCTGGTTTGTGGATAAAGAAAATGTTTGGGTTAAAACCCAACCAGATACCGCTAACATAATCCCAATTAGAAGTGTTATAATTTTATCCATCATTGGTGGTTGCCATTATCTCTTACTTTATCTTTAAGTTTTTCAACTTCATCTCTTAATCTTTCAATGTCTTTAATCATTCTTGAAATATTAACTCCATTGTGCATCATGTCATCTACTCTGGTAATTGTCTTTTCTAAATCTCCAGCCAAACTCTCCTGGATCAAAAATTGTTCTTGGTCTATGGGTTTTTGATCGCTAGCTTTTAACAAATCACTAGCCATTAATTCTCTTGAAGTTTCTAAAGACGTTAATCTATTTGTTATTTGGCTATACATTAATACGACAGTAGCCACTAACCCAATAACCATAGCCAGGTTTGCCAATGGCATAGAAATTTTACTTTTATCAGAAATACTTATTTGATCTTTCATCTGCCTTGACCCTTATATCTAGTAAGTTTTTTGTTTCTCTTTTCAGATTTGTTTAAATTTTTCTTATGTCTACCTGGTCTTTTTGGTGGTTTATCCCTTGGTACAAAGTGAGTAAACTTAACTCTAGCCATTAAAAAAAAATATTTTTTATCTTATCTATTAAACTTGGTTTTACTTCTTCTGTTAAAACTAAAGGTAAATAACTTTGAGCTATCTCCTTACCAGACTTATCTTTTTCTTCTTCTGTCTTTTTACTTCTTGCATCAATCTTATTGGGTCTAAACTTGTCAACTAATACATAGCGGTAAACATAGTTATCGCATCTCACACCTTCAAACTGAAAGTGTAAAGCATCTGGTGGTTCTTGATAATGACCGCCAAAGCAATGCGGATCAAAGTCTGATTTAGTTATTGTCATTTTTTACCACCTCTAAATATTTGTGTTCCCTTTATTCCATATATGCTCGCCACGACAAGGATCCAAAGATTAGTGAACCATGAAGGGAGCTGCTGGAATTGCTCGAAGAACTCTTTTATTTTTGCAGCAGCATTCGGATCCTCCGAGAAGACCCCGTAAGCAATGACTAAAATCGGCAGCGTTAATACGACCAATACAAATTCGTCTTTCCAGTCTGATTGTCTAGCCTCTAATAGTTTACCTTGATACTCGGTTTCCCCCCGAGCCATCTTGGTAGCAGCCATGTGCTGTGCATCAGCCATAGCCATTTTAGTTTCTTGTTTCTTTTTATATATATGCGTTCCAGCATTCAACGCTAATTTAATTGCACTTAACCACATATTATTTATTTGAACTCCTTATTTTAGCAGCAGCTTTCTCACACCTACTAGGTGTTTGTTTGTGCCATCTGCTATCTATCATTTCATCGGCAGCTTTTTCCATATCGCCATCTTTCATAGCTTGCCAAAACTTTTTAAATTTTGAAAACCTTGGTCCGCCAAGCTGATATACACATTCAATAATTACGCATTTTTGAATATGATTAACTTCTATATCGCCAATTAACTTCTCAGCAGCTTGTAGAGCAATATTAAAATCTTGATTAAAACACTTCTCAGCATCTTCAATAGAGTAGTTAATACCCTCAACATATTCATCGGTAGGTAAAATAAGATGACCCCAAAAAATAGTAGATAACCCCAAACTATCTTTGTATATATGATCTCTGTAACCTTCGTGGGTTTTAATGTCTTGTTTAAGCTCATTATATGTATCCATAACTCTTCAATCCTTTTCTGGGTCAAAATTAAAAATTTTAACACCTAGTCTTTTTTGTTCCCTGGTTCTTGGTCTATTAATTTTAGAACCATCTTTACGGTAGTTTCTTGTCTTGACATCATAACCTTGGTACTCCCCTGTTTTAATATTCAAAGTTAATATATCTATGGGTCCAGCACCAAATGGTGTGAACACAATTAAGTTTGGATCTTTGGCAAACTTTGCGGCAGCTAATAACTCACTACTTAAACCTTTGGCAGCTGTAGTTCTATTTCGTGAAGAAGTAGAAAATCGTGCCAAGTAGACCCCCAATAAAGATTATTATTGCGGCAGCACCTTTTCCTACATTCATATAAGTTTTTAATTCTCTAATATCTTTTCTCATTTCATCTAATAATTTAAAAATTGTTTTCATCCTCTCTGCACAAACCTTTTCATGGTATGATATTCTTATTCCGTTTGTATCTTCAATATTTGAAAATGTTTTTTTATTTTTTTTAGGCATCTTCTTTGGGTTCCTCTTTTATTGGATAGCATAAAAATTTAATGTAGGTATTATATTTATTAACATCTTCTTCTCCTATTTCTTCTAATTTTCTTAAACTTTCTTCATAACCAGCTTTCATACAATTATAAGTATTTGTGTATGTTTCTGGCATTTGATGTGGCGGCAGACACTCTTGATAGAGAGCCGTACACACAATCATAGCAAGAGCTATTTTCATAGTGTGTCTCCCTATTGGTTTGTACTATTAATTGAAATTAAGATTTAGGATATTTGTCTTTAACTGCTTGTCGCTTTGTTGCTAGAGAATTAAATTCTGTAGCATCACCAGCCTCTTTTTTAAAGATAGCATCTGCAATATCTCCTAAAGATGGATATTCATTTAATCTATTATGTCTTATAATATTATTATTTGTTTCTGTTTGTGCAGCACTTTCATAAGTTGATAGTTGTTCTGAAGTAGGTTTAGCAATATCTAAATTCCATTCTTTAATATATGGAGAACTAATCCCATCTATCATATCATCTTGTAATATAACATCATTTGTAAAATCAACATTACTAACTCCGTTATCTTTGCAGTATGATTTTATTTTTATTGATAATAATTGTGCCATATTATGCTCCTATTATTTTAAATCCTGAAAATTGATTTCTTATTCCAGCAGAATAAACAGTTGCTGTTGACCCACTTGGCTGATGAACATAAAGTTCAATATAATCACTTGTATTAGTTACATTTGCTACACATACAATATTTTGTGGTGTTTGACTATCTGCACCTGGAGTATATTGTACTTCTTCTATTGAACTTCCATTTAGATAAACTGCAAGTCTTGAATGTGCGTTTCCGACATGACTCATATAAGCAGTTGCACTAATAAGATATTTACCAACAACACCTGGCAAAAATTTTGAATTACCATTATCCCATACACTACCAGAATCAAAAATTTCCGACCAACCTGTTACTTTAGTATATGTTGCGGCACTAATACTTGTTTGGTCGCCACTTTTTCTAGCACTAAAAGCTGGAGTGTTTTCTCCACCACCAGCTTGAAAGTCTGATGCTGTTGCAGAGGTAGCTGTCCAGACTTGTCCAGAACTAGCCGTATCTGATCTATTAATTGATCTGTTGTTTAATGTTATTAATGCCATTTATTACTCCTTCGGATTTGCGTCTTTAATAGATTTTATTCTTGCTTTCCAAGCATCTATATCTTTATAAATTTCGTCTAGCTGATCGCCTATATCTCCATAGGATTTTTTTCTAGTTTTTCTTATTTGATGATTATTTTCTTCTGTTGTAGCTGAAGAATTATAAGTAGTTAATTGTTCATCACTTGGTTTTACAAGACCAGAAACATTCCATGTTTTAATATAAGAACCAGAACCATCATTCTGTAATTCAATATTATCTTTTTCAGCTTCCCAAGTTTTACTGTTTGCTTCTAAATATTTTTTAATTTTTGAATATAAACTTGCCATTATCCTATTCTCACTC